GCTCTTATTAAGTCATTAACCGACATATCATATTCTAACTCTTTAACTTCATCTCTTATTATACTGCTGGATATATCCATTTTATTCTCCCGCTATTCTAGCTTCTGTTAAATGTACAATTTCACTTGCTTTTTTAATATACTCTGTCTGCTTATAATCTTTAATATATTTTAAAAATTGCTTATGTGTTTTTTCTTTACATTGTTTTAGATCGTTTTCAGTTTTTACATTAGACATATCTGTAGTAAAGTTTTTATACATTAAATTTAATTGAGCTGATACTGCGTCTTGGTCAATAGTTTCAACATCATCTAATATTGTAAGATTAAATATATCTCCCAATAAGTATCTATAAGCATATGTCTGTGCAGAGCCATAATCCCAAAATGTACCTTTTGAAGTTGGCATTTTTATATACCATTCTTTCGCTTGACCAGAATCAGCGTGTAATAATTGATATTTAAAAACAATACTGTTGTCATTACACTTGCTAACATCTTGACTAAAATATCCAATTAAGCCTTCATCTGCCAAAGGTTTTACAGTACATCTTTTAATATCTGCTTTTGAAGCAATCACAATCCAATTACCTTTGTCGTCTTTATATGCGCCTTTTCCTGTTCCATTAATAACAGGAAAATTCTTCATAGCTCTTAAAAGTCTAATATGAACTTCTGTGTGTGAAAGCCTTTCTACTATATCTGCTGGTGTTTCTTTATTTACTGCATTATTCATTTTGTTCTCCATTGTTTAAGTTTTTTATTGCAATCTACCTTTTAAAAAAGTAAATATACATTCTTTTTCTAGGTCATCTAATTTTTTAAATTGATCTGATCTCATAAAGTCGCAAATAAGAAAATCAATAAAATGCTTTATGCCAATATCTTTTTGCAGCTCATACTTATTGAACACAGCATAATATGATATGTTAAGTATATAATTATAAAGTGGATCACTATACATAAGTATTGGCTTCCAAAAACTTAATTGTTCTTGCAAGTTTTCTTTTTCCTCAACTAGTTTTATGATTTGTAAATCTACACTATCAGATGGATTTATTAATGCTTCTATTTCTTTGCTCATTGTATGCCCTATAATAATTGGGAGCTATTTCTAGCTCCCTAAGGAAATTAACTTACTTTCGCAAACCCCATTGAAGCAACAACATATTTTCCTTCCTCTGATACAATTAAATCTCCAACTGATACTGAATACATACCATCAATATCTTCAATGTTTGGATTTTCATCTGTTGACATATCTTGGTTGCCAATTCTAAAAACACCCTCTAAACTATTTGCTTCAATGTTTGCTTTATGTTCATAATATTTATTTTCTATAGCGTGTTTTGCTAATTTAACAACTTCTGAATGTTCAGACATATCAAAAGATATTCTAGTAACTTGTTTGTCTAAAGCAAAATGTCCTTTAGGATCAGTATTAACAATATCCATTTCTTCTTTTGTTAAATGTATTTGGTGTATTTCGTATTTCATTTCCTATCTCCTGTAAAATTTAAGTTTTTTTATAAGTTGTTATCAACCTATAAAAAAAGTATATAAAAAGATGGTATAGAAGTCAAGTATATAAATAGATTATTTTTATAAAGGAATCAATAACTTAAAAAATTTTTTTTGTTATCTCCAGCTTTCGCCAAAACACCAAGCCACAATAACCTTGCGAACTCCGTTAGTAACAGGGGTTATGCGGTGGTTAAGAAACGAAGTAAATGCTACCAGCTTATTTGGTACAGAGTTATATGTCATAATTTCGCCGCCATCACCAAAGAATTGAAGATCGCCGCCTGTAAAGCCTTCATTTAAAACCCAAGATATTGAAATCTTACGCATACTAGAAACGCCGCTGCCAATGTCAGAGTGCCAGTCGTATTTGCAACCTTCTGAATATTCCAAATATTGAATATCTTGGATTCCGCTTAATCTATAATTAAATGTTTTATTAATATCAATTAAAGCGTGGCTTACTAATTCTGCTGTAATGCTTTTTTTCTGATTCAAGCGCCAACAATCAACTTTTCTTAAATTTGAAAAATTACTATCTGTTGTTGATGTTTGTACTTCTTCTCCATATTCAAATGCTTCTTTTAAAACTAATGTACTCATTTCTGGATTCATCTCACAAGGGACAATTCCATATTCTGAATCTTGGTTTGGATCGTAAAGTATATTATCTGCAAAAAATTCTTGTTTTAAATGTTTTAACTTACCCACTTAATCTCCTTTAAAAAACCGCCCTATTTCTAGGGCGGAACTTAAATTGCCTTACTAAAAGGAGCAAGGACTTTAGGATATGAAAAAAATATTCCTTTTAATAATAACATTTTAAAAAGGTATGTCATCATCAAATTCATTCTTTTTTTCAGTTTTAAAATCTTCTGAAATTATTTTACCAGCTTGTTCTGGTGTTATACCAGAATTTTGACCAGCCTTTTGTCTTTGTATAGCTTCATTAAAATCTGATCCGCCTACCATTCCCTCAGTTACAGGTTTCCAATTATTTACTTCACCATATAATTTCCCAGACTTTGCAGTTTTTAAATCAATGTTAATCCATTCATCATCTTTTGTTTTTAGCCATTCAATAAACTCTTGCTTTTTAATTGAAATTTTACAATGTATAAAATCAACTTTAGCTTCTTTAAATATTATTCCATTTGGAAATTCTTTTTCTTTTGTGTCAGACATTAGTTTTCTCCTTATTAAGTTTTTGGTTTGTTCTGTTTATACATTCTTTGTGGTTTTCTGGGTAAAGTTGCTCTTGCTCTAAATAATATTGTATTAGCCAATTTAAGTTTTTATTAGCGTCAACAGATAAGCAAAGCATACCTATGTTGTTATCTTTTATTCTTTTCAAAAATTTATCTTCCTGTTCTTCTTCTTGCTGTTGCATTTCTAATTCATAAGCAAAATTTTCTTCTGCTTCTTGAACATTCTCATAACTTTCATCTTTATCCATTATATTTTTCCTCTTTTCTCTATTTCTTCTAGCTCTTGAGTTCTATCATCAATATTTTCTATTGCTATTTCTTCAAGAACATTGTTAATATCAATTAAAAGACGATCAGAACTAATAGCTCTTATTAAGTCATTAACC